TCAACCATCTTAGCGGCACGTTCAACAAACTGTTGTTTTACCTTCTTGATCTGTTCACGACCTTCACGAACTAGGCGTACCTTAGTTTCAGCGAGATCCTGTTTGTCCTGCATAAACTCTGTAATTTCTTGAGCAAGAGCTTCAACTACGAATTGTTCCAATTTACCAAACTTGTTTGCCATTGTAACTTGATCTTCGTGTAGTTCACGAACTTCAGAAGCCAGTTGACGAGTAATAAATTCCTTCATTACTTCAGCATCTTTCTTCATCTTCTTAGCATACTTGACTTTCATCTCAGCTAATTGGTTACGATCATCTGCAAACTCAACAATCTCAGCACTTAATTGCTCAGAGATCATGCGATCTACTGCGTCAATCATTGTGTTCTTGTCGTGTTCGTATTTTTGTGCGAATTCTTCGCGTAGTTGTTGTGTAGCAGTTTCCTTGGCTTCGTTGATACGAGCTTCGAAAGCGGCTTCAATTGACTCTTTGATCTCTTCAGAAATCACATTGTTTTCGAATAAACTTTTTAGTGCATCCAACATATGATTCTCCTTGTTATTGGAGTTTGCTTATTATCGATAATAAGCTCTCTTTGAGATATTTCTGTGCTTTAGGGTCACCTTTCACCTCTTGCGCTATGCGTAAGGCACTTAGTCCTCCCTTATTATTCATAAGGTGTTCATAAATTGGTGTTGGGTATGCTCCCGGAGCACTAGGTTGAGCTACCATATCTACTGTGATAATCTCAAAATCTGATACTTCACCGGAACCGTCATCTTTGACGTTCCCGGATCCGCGACTTGAAACACCTAACTTGACTCCGCTTTCCAACATTGTCTTGATCAAATGTCCCATAGGGGTTGGTAAAATTTTCAGTTTACCGTAACCATTAGGACCGTCCATCCACATATTAACTATCATGTGGGACACACGGTCCAGGTTAATTTTTAGATCATCTGGATGATCTACTTCTCCGAGAACTGAATAGCCGTTTTGAATCTGATCGTTTAGGGTTTTGACAGCCTTGCCAATCTCATTAACAGGGTAAACACGCTGGTTAGCGTTGCGTATACCGCCCTGGATGCAAATCCCGGACATGTATAAGTTTTTCCCATCTTTGTCATCAGACTCAACGACCATTTTTGCTTCGTTGAAACTGAGATTCTCTCGGAGGTATAGTGACATACTTAGTATAGTCTCTTTTTAATTACTTACGTGCTTTTAATACACTGGTTGTATTACTTTCGCCACGACCACTTGAGTCAGTTGCACCAACTTGTGAACCTGGCTTGTTAAAACCAGCTTGACGATCTAATCCACCGCCTTTAACTTGTGTCTTAAAGCCTGTCTTGCCAGCTTTGCCGCCTGGAACATTAATGTTACCTGCCGCATGTTTGTTTGGCTGGGTAGTAGCTTTCATTACACCATTACCTGTTACAGTTGACTTAGCACCAACATCACCGTGTACTTCTACATGGTTCTGAGCGATATTACCTACTGTGCCACCCATGTCATTCTTCATGTTATCGATCAACGACTTAGTGTTTGTACCGTTGTCACCCATCTTTGGTGGAGAAACTTTGTCAACATATTCCATCATTGTGGCTAGCTCGTCAACTTCTGAGTCATCAGCACCCATGTCGGCATCACCCATGCCACCCATATCGCCACCCATCTCGTCGCCCATGCCATGCATGTGCTCTTCGCCTTCTTCACCGGCTAATAGCTGTTCAAATTCTGCTTTTAGGTCCTCTAGTGCATCTTCTAGATCCATAACGCGATCTTCTAGATCTTCATCACCTTCGTGACCTTCTTCGTCCCCGAATGGATTTTCTTCGCCGTCATCTTCTGAATCATCAGCATCATCATCATCTTCGCCATCGGCGGCATCATCTTCTGAATCATCAGCATCATCTTCTTCTGATTCTTCTTCCATAGGACTCATTTCATCGTCCTCTTCCATTTCGTCTTCTGACGATTCTTTCTTGTAGGGATTTCCAGCATCTTGGCTGAAATCTTCTGCTAGTAGTTCTTCATAAATCTCACGTGATTTACCTACTACGATGTTGTGGAATATTTCTTTTGCTTGTGCTTGATCATCATTGATCAAAGCTTCTAGCATAGCTTCAAATTGAGCGCGGTCAGTCATGTTTATTTCTCCTGTGAATTGTATTGATACAAGGCTGTAATATATTTACACTGTTTATTAAAAACAGGGTAGATATCGGTGAAAAGCAGTCGTTTTTGACAGCTTTTTCTAATTATGCTGGAGGAGTGGCTGGAGCCGCATACATTGAATGTATGAATTCAAGTTCGCCTTCCTGTTCTAGTATGTGAGCTTCGCTGCCTTTGCGTAGTTCGTTTAATTGTTTTAGTGTTAATCTTGTTTTACGAGTATCTGATCTGTGCATTACCGTTGTATCGTTCGCAGGTGCATAACGCAGGTCATTGGAATTATGACGTGTGTCAGGATCAATATAAAACAATTCTCGTAGTATCATACGAATATTTATCCTACTGGCGGAGGTGGAGCACCTGGAGGAGCGGCGGTTGCGCCTGGAACTGCACCTGCACCCGGAGCACCTTCTGGATTTTCTGCTGCCATGTCTTCAGGAGCAGTCATATCTCCTGCGGCGCCTAGGTCACCTTCAATACCACTAGCTGATAAACCTGCTGAACGTAGTTCTCCGGCAGCATCAGTGCTTGTAGGTTCACCTTTGCCATTTTCTTCTGCCCAATGACGTTCGTTTTCTGCTATCTCCTCGTCTGTTAGGCCTAAGAAACGTTTGAGAGCAAAGCGTTTTGATACAAATGGTATCGCTTGAATAGTGTTAAATGTGTTGATACGTTCTGCATCTATGCTGGCTTGCTTGCTACTGGCAAAGTTTAATGGTGGGTTAAACTTCAATTCAAAGATGTTTGAATCGATGTTGGTGCCATAGTTATGTAAAAATAACTTGAACTCTTCATCAAACACTGATGTTACTAGGCTTTGTAGTCTTTCGCAGTACTTGTTAAAGCGTAGTTCTTGGATATAAGCAGTACCAACACGCCCATCATTGAAATTTGACTGACTATCTTCTGCACCTGTAGGCAAATAGCTACTAGGAATACGCAATCCACGGAACAATTTATTAGTAAAATACTTCAAATCGTCAATTTCACCAATGTTCTTACCGCCCTCCAGCATAGTAACGTCGGAACCTTTACCGTCTGCTGTCTTAGGAAAGAAGTAATCTTCATTGATACTCAATGGATTGTATGCTGAATCGATAACATTTTGACCACCACCTGTTTGACTAGGTATACGGCGTTGGTGAATTTCGTTCTTGACACGTTCTACAAATGCCATTGCCAAATGGCTGGGCATGTTGCCCACGTCAATATGGAATACTCTACGTTCCGGAGCACGTTGTATGCGATAGATTAGGATAGCATCTTCTAGTAATTCTTTTTGTTTGTACACTTTGTAAATGTTTTCTAACAAACTATTACCAAATGGGAAGTTATTATCCAGGCCTTCTGATAAACTTAGGTGTATAACATGCTCGGCATCAATTGCACTTTCGCGCTGATTAACACCAAAACGTCCACTGGCACTGGCAATAGGATACGCTCCCCCGCCTTGTGCGCCCATATATCCACCGCTGGGCTGTGTTGCATTACCACCAGCACGTGGAGTTAGGTTAGGAACTATCTGTGTAGCCACTAGACTTTCAAAATTAGGTGCTAGATCTTTAATTATGTACTGCTCGGGCTTTTTGCCTTCGCTTTCATTTACAATGATCTTGATAACTTGACTGGGATCTATATAGTGCCACTTTTGTGTTTCAGGATCACGGATGAAAAATGCATCACCGTACTTGAATGTGTTGCGCATGATACGGAATATGCGTGTGTCAAACTTCTGTAACTTGTTCCACTGCTGTAGATATTCACTTAGAATCTTGACTTCGCTGTTGGTTCCCTTATGGCGCCAATTGACTGCAAATGGGCTTTTACCATCTTTGAGTTTTTGTGTGCAAAATTCAGCCAGAATGTCCAATGCGGCATTGACTTCTGGATCCGAATCCATAACATCATACTGATTATAACGATCTAAACGATTAGGTGTACCTGAATATACATCAGGAAGATAGCTACTGTAGTTGCTACGAGCCGGTCCTGGTCGATTGCCGTTGGCATATCCGTCCGAAGAGCTAAGTGATGTGCCCGATGCTACCGGAGAAAAATACTTTTTCCAACTCATTTAATTAATATCCTTTAGACAGCAAGCCT